CCTTCCACAATCTTCACAAATTAATGCTTTTCTTAATGAAGCACATGTACATTCTTTTTTTTCTTCTTTACTTCCAATTTTTTCTTCTTTACTTCCAAAAAGAAAATTCCAAAATTTTTTAAAAATATTCATGTTTTATTATATTAAAATTAACAACTTTTGTCTACTTCTTTCGTTTACTTAAACGTTTGTTTTTAAGCCTCTTAAGGTATGCTTTTGTACCTTCTAAACCTAGTTTAGGTTTAATTTTAATAAGAGAATAAGGTTTTTTCAGTGTCATTATTTTTACCGTTTATGTTGACTGTAAATTAACTGCGGAAGGACCTTTTTCACCGTTCTCAACTTCAAATGTTAATGTATCACCTTCGTTTAAATTCAAGTTTGCTGCTCGAGCTGCTGAAGAATGTACAAAAACATCTTTTTCTTTGTCGTCTCTTTCAATGAAACCGTATCCTTTGGTTGTATTAAACCATTTAACTTTTCCGTTTATACTCATTTTTCTCTCCTTTCCTACTTTTTACCATTATACTTCTGTACCTTCCTTTTTCTTTTTATCTCTTCCCCACCATTTTCTAGTTAAATAACGTGCACCTGCATACATTTGTCCTTCACGTGTTGAATGAGGTTTACCTTCTATTCCAGTAACAGCTCTACCCAACGCTGCATAAGAATCTTCTCTTTCTTTTTGCTTACTTTTTCTTTTATTTGCTTTTCCTACTCCAAGTAGACCTCTACCTCTTAGTGCTTTATCAGGCATTATTTTTTACCATTTCTAAATATTTGTGTTCCCTTTATACCAAAAATACTACCACATACAAGGATCCAAAGTGAAGTGAACCATGTCGGCAGTGCCGCGAAATGCTCGAAGAAAGTTTTTATTTTCTCCATCGCCGCCGGATCGTCCGACCAGACACCCCAGGCCAAAATTATTATGGGCAGTGTGAGAATCGCCAAAACTACCTCGTCCTTATAATCGTTTTGACGGGCCTCTAAAAGTTTACCCTGGTAAGCTTCCTCACCGCGGGCCATCTTAGATGCATGCATGTGCTGTGCATCAGCCATAGCCATTTTTGTCTCTTGGCGTTTTTTATAAATGTGACTCGCTGCGTTTAAGCCGAGCTTAAGTGCTCCAAACCACATATTAGCACCACTTAACGCTTGATTTTTTTTCTTTTAACATTCTACGTTGACCACCAACTTTGTTAACTGTTGGAATGCCTTCAGGAATTTTAACCTCAACACCGCCTTTAGGATATCCATCCTTATTAACGAATTGTTTATGATTAATTCCTTTGTAGAAAGGTTCTTTTTTTGCCATTATGCCTCCTTAGCTTCTTGGTCCTTTTAAAGTTCGTACGTCTCTTGCCTTCATACGAGCAATCTCTTTTCTATTTTGATCACCCATCTCTTGTTTGGCCATAGATGTATCAGCTCGTAGTATAGCCAAATCTTCATTTTGTTCAAGCTTATCCTCTTGGATATCTCTGTTTTGAACTAATTTAGCTCTATCTATTTCGCCTCTTTGCTTCATTTCCTTGTCTTTTCTTGTAGTATCCATAGCTTTTAAGTCTACTTCTCTAGATTTAATTTTTAATAATGGATCATGATCGAATTGAGATGTAATACGTTTTTCTTCTTCCATAAACTCATTCATCATTTCAGCAATTAATACAGCTTTTCTAGCTTCTATCTTTTGAGTAAGTTGTTGAACTTGTTGTCCTACTTGTGGATTAGAAGGAGCTGCTTGTTGCATTTGTGCCAACATTTGAAATTCTTGAGGAAATTCTACCTGTACCTGTTCCTGAGCCATAATACTAATATGTTCTAAAACATTTTTTTCCATCGCCGCCATAATAGGTGGATTATTTCTAACCATATTCATAGACATAAAATGTAAGTGTGCACTAATATGCGCTCTATGATCCTGACCTGGATAAGCCTGAAAAGGCTTGCCCGAGATTGCATCAATATTTTCCAATGCAGGATCTTTTGGCATTTTAGGAGCAGGGGGTGGTAAAATTTGATCAATGTCTTTTATGCCAATTGCTTCATACATTTTTCTATAAGACATATATAAATCATGTATTTGCGGATTTGACATTGCTAATTGTAATTCTGTTTGTGCTAATGTCACACGTTGTGACATTGAAAATATATTTGGATCTGCAACCGGTAAAATATCTACTCTGTCATCAAAATCTTGAACTTTAACTGTTCTTGCAGCTCCTACTACATCGTAAGGATATTCAGGAGGTAAATATGTAGCAAATACTTTTGCCAGTAATTTAAATTCCTGTTTTAATGCAACATAAAGTCTTTTATGGATTGCTGACATTACCCTTGAACCACGTTCCAAAAGAGCTACGGTTGTTCCAACAGCTGCTTGTTGGTTGCCTTCCCCAACCTGCATATCAGCAATCGAGGCAAATCTTTGACCTGCCTGAACCACAATCCCCATTAATTGTAATAATGTAGGAGAAGGTTCTTTATATGGCAGATTAAAAAATGAATCCTTTAAACTTCCACCTGGAGCGTCGACATCTTTCCACTCTCCTGGTTGAAGGGGTTGTGCGTCATCTCTGATACGCACGCCTCGTTGCTTAAATCCTGCTGGTAAATTAGATAATGTTCCTGCATCTAGTAATTGACGGAGAGCAGCCGTTGCCGTTCTGCTCAATCCGCCAATCATGTGAATGAGTCCAAAGCCATAAAATCCGAGTCCTGGCAGAAACTTGAAATGGACAAAATATTGGATTTTTCTTTTGGTTGGATCATTGGGTGCATAATTCCTTCTAATAGAAAGAACTATTCGGCTACCTTCTTCGACTGTTACGACGTAAGGTAATTTTATTCCTGTTGGCTCACCGTCTTGGCCAACATCTTCGAAACCCTCTATGTCTAAATTTACATGGCATTCAAGAAGCGTATATACATCTTCTTGTTTACCTGTTTTTGTAGTACCTGCAAGTTCCTTTTCTTTTTCTTCAACTTTATCTTGAAAGATAGGAGGTTTTCCTAATTCAACATCTCGATAAAATCCGGAAACTTGTTGTTTTCTTAATTCGTTTTCTGCAATTTTTAACACATGAATAATGGCTTCCGCATCATCTAATGAGGTAGCTGCATACGGAACCACTAAATCATCTGCTTGAACGAACTTTGAAACAGCTCGTCCTAGTAAATCATCATAATAAATTTTTTTAAATGTAGAACCAGATAAAGGTAAATGAAATAACATTTGATCAAATTCAGGTTCATACTCATTCATTTGATCCATAATTTGATAGTTCATGAAATTTTTAACTCTTTGGGATTGTTGTTCTTTAGGTGGAGTGGATATACCCATCACTTGAGTTCTAACTGGTCCATCCGCCGGTAATAATTCTTTATAAGCCTGCGCTTGAAACTGTGTTACCGCTTCAGCTAAAACTGGGTGAGTAGCACCGGACGCTCCCTGGAAAGGTTCTGTTCTTACACTGTATTTAAATCCTAAAAGATCTAATCCTTTGGTATAAGTATCTTCCCATTCTTTTCTTGATTGTTTATA